TAATGACGTATCATAAAACGACTGTCCAACTATGGGAGTCAATGCGTTCTTCTGAGTAGTTGTTCCTGATGTGACTGGTGCACCACTAGAATAAGTTGATACCCAAGATGTTCCATTATAGTACTGTAGTTGACCTAATGTAGCGTCATAGAACGATTGACCAACATTAGGAGTCAATGCGTTCTTTTGAGTAGTTGTTCCTGATGTTGATATTGGAGAATACGTGGTTTTAACCCAAGACGCACCATTATAGTATTGTAGTTGACTTAATGACGTATCATAAAACGACTGTCCAACTATGGGAGTCAATGCGTTCTTCTGAGTAGTTGTTCCTGATGTGACTGGTGCACCACTAGAATAAGTTGATACCCAAGATGTTCCATTATAGTACTGTAGTTGACCTAATGTAGCGTCATAGAACGATTGACCAACATTAGGAGTCAATGCGTTCTTTTGAGTAGTTGTTCCTGATGTTGATATTGGAGAATACGTGGTTTTGACCCAAGACGCACCATTATAGTACTGTAGTTGACCTAATGTTGTATCATAAAACGACTGTCCAACTATGGGAGTCAATGCGTTCTTCTGAGTAGTTGTTCCTGATGTGGATTGAGGAGTGTATGTGGTTTTAACCCAAGACACACCATTATAGTATTGTAGTTGGCCTAATGACGTATCATAAAACGACTGTCCAACTATGGGAGTTAATGCGTTCTTTTGAGTAGTTGTTCCTGAGTCGATTGGCGCACCACTAGAATAAGTTGATGCCCAAGATGTTCCATTATAGTACTGTAGTTGACCTAATACCGTATCGTAAAACAATTGACCAACATTAGGATTCAGTGCGTTCTTTTGAGTAGTTGTTCCTGATGTTGATTGTGGAGTGTATGTAGTTTTGGTCCAAGATGTACCATCATAGTATTGTAGTTGGTTCAATGTTGTGTCGTAGAATGACTGTCCGACACTAGGAATCAATGCGTTCTTCTGAGTAGTTGTTCCTGATGTTGATGGTGGTGTATATGTAGTTTTGACCCAAGATGTACCATCATAGTATTGTAGTTGACTTAATGACGTATCGTAGAATGATTGACCAACATTAGGAGTCAGTGCGTTCTTTTGAGTAGTTGTTCCTGATGTGACTGGTGCACCACTTGAATAAGTTGATGCCCAAGATGTTCCGTTGTAGAACTGTAGTTGACCTAATGTAGCGTCATAGAACGATTGACCAACACTAGGAGTCAATGCGTTCTTTTGAGTAGTTGTTCCTGATGTTGATATCGGAGAATACGTAGTTTTAACCCAAGATGTGCCATTATAGTATTGTAGTTGACTTAATGACGTATCGTAGAATGATTGACCAACTATAGGAGTCAGTGCGTTCTTTTGAGTAGTTGTTCCTGATGTGGATTGAGGAGTGTATGTGGTTTTAACCCAAGACACACCATTATAGTATTGTAGTTGACTTAATGACGTATCATAAAACGACTGTCCAACTATGGGAGTCAATGCGTTCTTTTGAGTAGTTGTTCCTGAGTCGATTGGTGCACCACTAGAATAAGTTGATGTCCAAGATGTTCCATTATAGTACTGTAGTTGACCCAATATAGTATCATAAAACAATTGACCAACATTAGGAATCAATGAGTTCTTTTGGGTAGTTGTTCCTGATGTTGATTGTGGAGTGTATGTAGTTTTAACCCAAGATGTACCATCATAGTATTGTAGTTGGTTCAATGTTGTGTCGTAGAATGACTGTCCGACACTAGGAATCAATGAGTTCTTCTGAGTAGTTGTTCCTGATGTTGATGGTGGTGTATATGTAGTTTTGACCCAAGATGTACCATCATAGTATTGTAGTTGACTTAATGACGTATCGTAGAATGATTGACCAGCTAAAGGGGTCAATGCGTTCTTCTGAGTAGTTGTTCCTGATGTGATGTTGTGGCCCCAATTCACACCATTCCACGAATATTCAATCCGTGTATCCGTATCGAAGAACATATGACCAATTGGGGCATTAACAATTGATGTCCTCAACAAGGTAGTGCCGACTTGTGGTATCCACTCTGGTTTAAAATCCGTTAATTTGGACATATTATAACAATCTCCAATCAATACCATTGAAAACAACAGTAAATGATTTACTACTCAGTGCATTCACCAAGTTAGGTGATCCCATTATAGTGTGACCAACACCAGGAACAAGAGTGAAATTGTTCACACCCCACGTGCCTTTAGCGTCAACGAACGATGATTCTTCACCAACTACCGGAACACTATTCAAATTGACTGTAATTGGTGTAACTGTAGTATCTATCATTACTTTATCACCGCTAACTGTTGTATACGTTGTATTTTTTAGGGACCACAACGGAGTAGATGATCCCACTGGTATTCCACCAACTGTTACACCATCGTGTAAAACTAACGAAGTCGAATCCACATTAAACGTGATTTCACCAAGTAACCCAGTGAACGTGCTGTGTTCTAACGATGTACCTTTTCTTAATTGTAGAGCTCTATTCATAATTTCCTCTCATTTCAAACTACTTGTGTGAATAATTTTGTTCCAACATTTGTAAAGTTCACGCTAACTTGTTCGACAACGAATGTCGGATTCACTAATATACTCACACTCAAGACGTTTCCATTTATATGTGATTGAACGTCCCATGCAGTTATACCTCTTCCGTGTTGAATGTTATTAAGATACATGCTTAGTGATGATCGAACTAATTCTGTTGATCTAACGGATAAATTGTCAAACAGAAAGTTTCTAAGTATTTTATTTGATTCTCTGGTAATTCTATTTATCAGACATCTGACGTGTGTTCTTCTATATACCGTATCTACCGAACTAAACGTTTTCTGAGATATGATAGTATTATGTTCAGTTGTATTTGTTCCCAATAAGAACATACGATCTTGTTGGATTTGAGTAAGATCCATATATAATTTGGTTGCATTTCTAATTGTTCCGTTTTCTAATCCAGCACCTGGTGTCCATGGTGTTTTCACACTAGCGTGTGATTTCAACCCAGCAACATCACCAGCGATATTAACCAACATTTGTTTACCAGTATATCTATTTGGTTGCATCTTTATATTCATGGTGAAGTTACAAAATGACGAACGTTGTAATGTATTAACATACCTTTCTAATTCCGTCATAATTGTGTCCGTCATCTTTTCAGGGATTCTAAATATGCTATTAACCAACACATTATGTGTGGGAGTTGTAACTGGATGTGGATTTCCAGCTATGAGAAGATTCAACTTGTTAATCAATTCAGTTGGTACACCAACAAACGCTACACTGTCTCCTCTAGTAGCTGCCAAGGATATGGCCGAGTTATTATCCACTTCATTACCAATAACAATATCTATTTCTTGGGTATCTTTATTGTCGAATAAGTTATAAGAATTCGTTAGTGATGTGATATCAATCGGTTGATCGTATCCATTGGTCAATTTAATTATAGTAGGACCTAACGCATAATATATAAACCACGGATCTAGTGGAGGAATTCCTGCTAAATCGGTCGCTCCCTGAGATGGACCTAATGTTCCAAATGAATCAACCGCTGTTGTTGGAACCAACGTACCCATATCCAAAACACCATACGTAGTACCAAGTATAAACACATCTGTTGGTGTTGCGTATATTGGCGGAGTAGACTTGACGTAAACCTGGGTGCTTTCAACATTAAGGGTTTCTAAATCTTGGGGTAATTTATAAAACGACTCCACAAGTTTTCCCTTATAAAACACACAGATACCGAAGTATCCTACTTCAAAGAATGTAAACGTATTTTGAGCTAACGTATTATATCCAATGTCAGCATTGACATCATAATGACTTTTCCCAATTATAGCCACCTCTAAGTCATCGCCCCATTTGCCAGGTGTTTTAGCTATAAACCGAGACGGACTTGCTAACATATTTGGATGAAGTGTATTGAAATCATCAGGAGTATTGATGATGACATCAGGACCATTATTTGAGTTGACGTATAAAGCTGACGACCTAACCACCCATAAAGTCGAACTATATTGAAGATAATTCCATACTTGTAGCCAATCGTTGAAATACTGTCCCGTTCCTTCTCCGAACGTGTAAATGAATTCATTCACGTTAGTTACGTACACTGGAGTATCAACAGGACCTTGTTCGAATTGTCCACAAAAAAGGGCAACATCGGCACCAGCGCTAGATTTAGATATATTGTTATTATTGAATGTGACTTTTACATTAGCTGATGTCGGTAACACGTGAGCTCCTTAATTTAGTATTTATAACAATTTGTTATTCGATTCTCCAATCAGAACCATTCCAAACGATACCAGTAGTCACATTACTCACAGACATAGTCATAACTCCAGCAACAGTCATAATTGTGTTTGTTCCTGGATCGATTGTTAGTACATTAGTTGACCATGTACCAGCAGCATCCATAATCAGAATTCTGTCGCCAGCGTTCATTGTAGTTGGTAAAATAACTGTAAACGGTCCACCACTTGTATCGATTATATAGTGACTATTTGGGAGGAGATTTTTAGATATTGTTTGTAGATTAATTATGATATAATTATGACCACTCGGAGCAATCACATTGCTAGATATTCGTGAACTCAATTCAGCAACAGTCATTTTATATGATTGGAGATTTGATGACATAAGGATATTGTCAGTACTTTGTACTGTGATGTGATCCCTAATCGGCAAATCATTGATAGTCTTATATGGCATTATTTTATCCTCAATTTAATGGGGTACCGAAGTACCCCACCCAATATTACGCTCCAATTATAGTTGAAAACGCTCTTGTACCAGCATTAGTGAATCTCAATTGAATGAATTCAGCAACATATGTTGGTTTAATGTAAACATCAACAATTAGTTGATTTCTACTAATGACATCCAACGTGTTATTCGATTCGTCACAAATAACCAAGTAATCTTGGATACCTCTTCCAGATTGAACACTACTCAAGTATGGTTTAATCATTGATACAATACGATTACGCGTGAATGTATCATTGAATTCCATCACTTGATATTTAGCCATTTTAGACAATGAACGTTCGAGTGTGTTGAATAATCCACGTACATTAACACGATCGAATGCTGACGGTCTTGATAGTAAAGTCTTTTGACCCCACATTACTGTGCCTTGACCAGGGAATGTAACGATTGGGTTGATGCCGTTTTTATACAACAAGTCACGTTGACCTTGAGTTGGGTTGAATGCTAACTTGGTAACTGTCTTAATTTGACCACGTTCCAATCCAGCACTAGCCCACCATGATGCACGTGATGTATTGGTTTGAGCTCTCAATCCAGCGATATCACCGGCGATATTTACCCAACGATATTTATCGTTATATCTATCGTATTGGTATTTGTAGTTACCACAAGCTACCATGAAGTCACTATCATAATTGATGATATTTTTTCTCCAATTCACTAAGTTACTAACAGCGATCGCTGATTTTTGACCGACACAATCAGCAGATACAGCACCCATGAATCCCATACAATCAGCACGAGTGATTACCAAGTTCTTAGCGGATAATCCACCATCAGATTCATTAGCAATAACAATATCGATATCAATCGCTTCTTTATTGTTGAATAAGTCGTAAGACAAAGCTAAATCATCCAAACCAGGTGCGGCATCAGTACCAGTGACCATTAGGAATGGAACAGCAGTGGTTGTTGCAGTACCAGAACTAGCTAAGTATGATGTGATTGGAGTTGGTCCACCAAGAGTTGCACCGTTAGAATTCGTGTTGACTACATTGTCTTTAACGTATACGTATTGTGACAACGTATTAATGACGTCTTCCACATATAATGATTTGTTGTTGACATCCTTAGCGTTCACGTTAGAACTAACTGTCCATGTTTCAACAATAACACCATTTTCTCTGATAATAATACCAAACTCATTATTAGCTGCTTGTGGTGTATACTCAAACAATGGATCTAGTGGTAATCCTGTGAATGCCATAGCTGGAGTAAGTGATCCGAATTGATCGTTAAACGCAATAGCTATTTCGATGGAATTTCCCCAAGAACCAGGATTTCTTGCGATAAACTTATATTGAGTAGTAGTTGCACTGAACGCTATTATTGGATATAATGTGGCAAATTCATTATCGTTCTTAACAGGAATGTTCGCACCAAAGAATGTAGCCTGTGGATTCGTTACATTCACACCTGAACCAGTTTCATATACAGCATTCATTGATCCAACAATAGTGTTGACTGGTGTACCAACAACAATAGCAGTCGACAATGGACGATCTAAAGTGATTACATCACCCAAAATGGATACTGCAGCATATTTAGTTACTCCAGCATCGAATGAAACAATTGATCCTGGAACAATAGCTGCTCCACCACCAACTGATACAGTTACAGTCAACGCATTAAGTGCACCAACAGAAGCAGTTACACTAGCTCCACCAGCAGTCGTAATTGGTGTGATTGTACCGTTTACATTGGACGCTCTGGATAACAACAATTTGTTGCCATATTGTAGGAAATTATACGCTTGGAAGAAGTCGTTATAATTTGTTAATGAGGGTGTTCCATAAAAGTTCTGTAGTTCACTTACTGATGTGATCAATAAATGTGAATCAACTGGTCCTCTTTGAAAATCACCACAAAATACACCAACACTAGTAGATACTGTTGGTGCGATGGTAGATGCGTTTACTTCAGATACAAATACACCTGGGGATAGCATTTCAGCCATAATATTCTCCTTGACTTAGCATTACTTTCTGTGTGATAATGGAGACAACTCTCCAAAAGTCAGAAAAACCAATATTTTACTCACACTTGTGAGATATCTGCGTGGACGAACCGTGGCAACACTATTGGGTCTCGATTACAAGATTTGTGCTAAAAAATATGACCTAACTTAGGTCATGTTTATTTATAAGAAATACTATTTTTGACGTTAAAAGTCACTATCTTCATAAAAGTTTGAGAATAATTCGTCCTTTGATTCTTTTTTGATCTTCTTCAATTCATCTGTGATCTCAGTTTCGTTCATCTTGAACACTTGTTTCATGATTGTGTCAACACTAAATAACTTACCAGCATATTCTTGAGCAGTACTATACACGTCAAGTTTTTGGGAGAATAAATAGTTGTTCATGTTATCAATGAATGTGTTATCGTTTGTGAAGTATACTTCTATGTCTCCTTCCTTTTCCAACCACTCATCTTCAGTCATAGTTTTAGTGGAAATTACTTCCCGTTTCAACAATTCCATCATGATTTCACTATAAACGATTCGGAGTCTCGATATAAACATGAAGAACTTGAGGTCTTCCTTGGATACTGTGGTGTCATCAAAAGAAAAATCTTTATTTGAATCAGTATCGATGTTTATTCTGTTTGTCGGAATCTTTAGTGCTCGGTACAGTTTCTTCGAAAAATAAAGAATGTCATCAATTTCACCGAGATTGCCCGTTTCGTCCAATGTATCGACAGTTGTTCCCTTGCCACCAGATCGATTGGCGAACCAATAATCTTCTACCATCGATGTGATGTGTTGTTGATTGGATACTTCACCAGTTTGGTTGTTGTAAAATTTCTTGTACTTGAACTTAGACTGGTGTTCCCTCATTACTTCAGCACCACGTTTAGCTGGCAAATCCCCAATGTCAACATTGAATACACGACGAGATATACTTCTACTAAATCTCATCGGAATTAAGAGGTCTTCTAATGTCTTTAACATGTTCGCTGGTTTAATCGCGAACTCCAAATAACTCAATGTCAGACGTTCACTATGCATACCGAAATCAACCCTACACAATTCCTCAGGACTATATTCAGTGTTCAGATGACCTTCCAATGCTTTGAATCGGTCTTCTCGAGCGTATTTGTATGATTTTGAGTCCTTGTCGTAATATAACAAACACGGTTCTACCATCTTAATTGATTGAATGCCATCAACAGTAGAATCTTCCTTGTACGCTGTATGCAATACTAATTGTCCATCGATATAACTATTACGCACAATACTATAAAGATTCTTCTTCAACTTCATGAGATGGGTGATCTTTTCGAATTTAGCAGTGATGGCATCAGATAGTTTTTCATTTTCCTCGTTGATTCTGACCTTGATGGGCATTTCGTGATTATGAGAAAAAATGACTTCGTTTACAATTTCATCAATAGCCTCCGTGACATCAGGAGTGATGGCTAATTGTCTATATTGGAGAATCTTGTGTCGTTGTTTTAGAACTAAATCTAATCTGGATTGTTCACTACCGATTAATACAGACTCAAATCGGTCATCATCATCATCATCAAAGAATGATCCGTTGTATGTGTTTTCACCAGAGTAATCCGTTAAATCCATCACTACGTTCTTTTTGATTACTTTGGAACTAGGCATGGCGGGTGGTTCAGTGTTGAAGAAGCGTTTGATAGATTCAGTAAGTGTCATGTCCTTATTTATACTGGTAGAACTTATGAATAGTTATAATGAAACGACTTTATAGAAAAGTGACCTCACAACTGAAAAATATTTAAGTAGATATAATAGAAGGAAACGACTTTATTTTATAGAAAGTGACTGATCATAACTGAAGAATATTTAAGTAGATATAATAGAAGGAAACGACTTTAATTTTATAGAAGAGTGATTGACAGAATCAAATTAATTCAAGTAGATATAATAGAAGGAAACGACTTTATTTTATAGGAAAGTGACTGATCATAACTGAAAAATATTCAAGTAGATATAATAGAAGGAAACGACTTTATTTTATAGGAAAGTGACTGATCATAACTGAAAAATATTTAAGTAGATATAATAGAAGGAAACGACTTTAATTTTATAGAAAGTGACTGATCATAACTGAAAAATATTTAAGTGGTTATAATAGAAGGAAACGACTTTATTTTATAGAAAAGTGACTGTCAGAATCAAATTAATTACAGGTTATAATAGAAGGAAACGATTTTAATTTTATAGAAGAGTGACTGATCATAACTGAAAAATATTTAAGTGGTTATAATAGAAGGAAACGACTTTATTTTATAGAAAAGTGACTGTCATAACTGAAAAATATTTAAGTAGATATAATAGAAGGAAACGACTTTATTTTATAGAAAAGTGACTGATCATAACTGAAATAATTCAGTTCTTTATAAATACGGAATATGAACTTCAACACATCAAATTCTCCAGAGTACGCTCTGAACACATCGTTAATCGAAGAAACTATTAATTTGTATGGAATTGGTGTGAAGTTCCTGATAGCCCAACGCATAAACCAAGACGACTTGGTGTTCGGAGATTATAGTCATCTAAAGACTGACTCCAATAAAATATACGATATGTTCATGTTACCTGAATCATCAGATGGTTGGGATGTTAATGATAGTTCTTTTTCTCAATTCGGATTAGTCAACCAAGAATGTATAAATTTATTTGTGGCTAAAGTTGACATTGTTGATGTAATTCCCGACATTATGAATCACACTCGTTCAATCACCGGCAATCTAATAGTATTGCCAAGTAATAAGATATTGGAAGTAACTGACTCTCATTGGGAAGTACCTGGTGTAAATAATTTATTCACTGAAACGGACGCGAAATCAGTATTGAAGTTAAGTTGTAAACCGTACGATTCTAAGTTGGTTCAAGAAATCAACCCACAAGACGTATCTATTGATCCAGTTGTTCCGTATACTACATTGGACACATATTTCAACGAACTAATCAACCAAACAAACGCTCAGAATGTTGGAGCAGAAACAACTCCAACAGTACCAACAGTGTCTAATAATAAGGGATTGGTGGATGGAACATCTAATAAACCACCTATTGATAAAACAACATCTGATGTTTGGGGTCAATTCTAACAGTCGCCGTTTAATGGACAAAGAAAAAGCGCAATAAAGCGCTTTTAATTGTTATTTCTATTGTGTTATTTTGATATCACTCCAGACGAAACATCTTCTTTATCTGCCAATACTGCTGATCCATTCACCTTTGCTGAACCGTGTACTTTTACTGTTCCTTTTACATCGGCTTGACCGAACACTTTAGCTCGGTTATATACTTGGGAGTCACCATAAACGAGTGCGTGATCGTAAACCTGAGCAGTATCTGATACTTCAGCCTCACCATAAACTTCAGCGTAATCCTTGATTTTAGATTTGCCGTGAATTTGTGTATTACCGTACACCTTTGCGTTTCCGAGTACCTTGGAGTCACCAAATACTTCAGCGTTTCCGAATACCTGTGCGTCATCTCCAACTTCAGATCTACTAAACACTTGTGCACGGTCACCAATTTGAGCTGAATCAGAAACGACAGCAGAACCGTATACATGAGCCTTGCCAGTGACTTGTGATTTATTTAATACTTTAGCGTCTCCACTCACAAACGCGTTGTCCATTACTTGTGCGTCATCAAAAATCCAACAATCACCGATGTGAGAAAGGTTGGATTCTTTATCGATAAATCCACCAATTTGACCTTTATCGACTGTTCCTACTTTACGGAGAGCAACAATTCTACCGTCTGAATTGATGGTATATTTGGGATTCTTTTCCTCACGTTTTTCTGTTAAAAATTCTTTAAATTTCATATTTATTCCTTTTATTTGTAACAGTTATTTATAACAGTTTTTTTACTTTATAGTCGATTTTGCATTTAATTGGACCAGTTTCTTCAAGAAATTTACTAAAGTCCATACAATACTCTACAGTAAAACTAATCAAAGGTCAACAGTTATTAATGTGTATTGTTGTATACTAATATCCATGTATTATTATATTATGGTTGATCCTGATAAACCGAAGAAGTGTAAAGTAGGCATAACGATAAACCCCAAACAACGATTAAGGGCGTATAGAACTGCAGCACCTAGTTGTTATTTTTTAAAGGTTTATAGTAACTTCGAACGTATTCACGAACGTAGAATATTAGATGTCCTCAGAGATGTGGCAAGAATCGAAAGTGAATACGTACATTTTCATCCTGAAATGGTTAGGAATATTGTTGAAGCGTATTTCGATGATAATGATATGCCATATGACTGAGGACTACATATTACACTTTAATTTTAGCGTATAATGAATTATCTGTTGATTTTTCAATTACTCTCAAGATGCCATCCAATAATTGGTTTTCTGTCCTAAATGGAACCATTAAGTTAACTGATTTCAATACAGCTAAAAATTGATTTTCGTCTCTTCTGATTGTGAATGTTTTGAATAATGTGACTTCGTCATATAACTCTAATCCACCATCAGTTGCGTCCATGTACTTAGTCAGTACGTCAGCAGACAATCGTTTATTGAACTTCCAATCTAAACTGGTTGTCACAAAAGTATTTCCACCAGCTAGGACTTCATGACCACGTTCATCAAATGACACATCTTCAGCACTTTGGGCTACTGATTTAATTTGTCCCATCTTATACAACGCTTTAATTGATTTAATGGACACTTTGATGCTCAAAGATGATCCAGCGTACGATTTAGTTACGGACACATCTCTATTAGATAATCCTAATTCTGACTTCAACTTAGCTCTAATCGGTGAAGCTTCCTCAGTAAGAACTTGTTTGGATTCTTCCATATATTCTCTAAAATTCATTTTAACTCCTTTTCAGTAAGAAATGTGAAATACATTCCCTGTTGTTTAGCAAATTGTTCCGCTGCAGCCCATTTAGCTGAATTCGTACTATATGTGACACAAGCTCGTTCATAATTTCTTAACGATTTAGCGGTTTGTTTTCTCGGTTTTCTTGGTGGTTTAGTCTCACTCGATTGTTTAACTTCGATAAGAAACTTATGACCTGTTTCAAATTGGACATATAAATCGATGAAATATCTATGTACTTTTCCGTCTATAGGTTTCACATATTTAATATTGAACGGTTCACACGACCATTTCACAATGAATTTGTTATAGTCACAATATCTAATAGCGTTTAACTCTAAACTGGATTTATACTCCACTTGACCTTTTGACTCATTGAAACTTTTCATGTAACCGTCAATAGGTTTAATGAATTTTTCAACATTCAGAAGTTTGTACCATCCTTTTTTGGAGTGATACGCCATTATGCTATATCAATTGGTGCTGGGTCAGCATACTTATTCAATAACTCATCATTCAAACGTTCGATTTCTTCTTGTCCTTCGCTAATCATTCTGTCGTAATTAATCGTAGCCCCACCGACTAATGATTGACTGTATTTCCCCGTGATTGTTCCCCACAAAAATTTAGTCTTTGATACGCTGTATCGTTTAATCCACTCGTGATTGTACACCAAGTCGTTGTTGATGTTAGCTAAGTATTCGTATTGGTAATGGAGGATGGCTGGTCCACGGTAATTCTCAAGTACTTGAAGGTTCTTTGATAGGTGATTGAAATTGAAAACAATATCATCAGCAAAGAATTTATCCAATACTGCCCTAGTTGTGGAAATGGCGACAATACTCGGAATAATGTCTCCAGTCAATGAACCAGAAAAGAATTGTTCTGACCATAAATTCGGCACATAACCAGATCCATAATTAGCTTGAAAATTAGTAAGATTCGACATTGAACCTTTTGATAATTTAATCAGATTGGTCATCGTATCAGGCATAGCGTATTCTTTGGCACCATTAATCTGAATAATGACTGTGCCCTCTAACGTACCGTACGCATACTCAGTAAATCGTTGAATACAATCGTCAATTATATCACCAATTTGAATATCGTTTACATCAACTTTAATAAGTGGTTCACCAAGTTGGGACCTAACATACTTCGTGAGGTCCCGCTTGGTTCTAATACGAGGCATTTAAACGATTATTTCTTAGAAGGTGTAACAACTGGTTTAACAACTGGTTTAGCTTCAGGTTTAACAACTGGTTTAGCTTCAGGTTTAACAACTGGTTTAGCTTCAGGTTTAACAACTGGTTTAACTTCAGGTTTAACAACTGGTTTAGCTTCAGGTTTAACAACTGGTTTAGCTTCAGGTTTAACAACTGGTTTAACTTCAGGTTTAACTTCAGGTTTAACTTCAGGTTCGACTTCTACTTTCACATCAGAAGATACTTCAGTCAACAATTCTACTGGTTGACCGATTTCTTCATCAGAAGTTTCAACCGATTTAGGATTTCTTCGAACTTGACCCATTTCAATCATTCGACCTGTAGCATTAGGTACAGTATCACCAACGTTATATAATTGTTCACCAAAGATGATTTCTTTTGTTGCAATATACATATGTTATTCTCCTAGTTTTTTTAATAATCCAATAGACGATACAATACTGATATCACCATCAGGAATTGATTTGTCGTCTATTGGTTTATTTTGTTTAAGTTTATTTATATTAATCAAGATATTTGAGATATCTTTGTAAGCGGTCATATAAAGTTTCATGTTTTCACATACCGCTTTGTTTAATTCAGCAAACGACACAATCAATGATGCTCTATTTTCATCTTCTGAATCAAGAAGGTCAGCTGTTATCAGATTGAGAACTCTTCGTCCGTTTAGTGTGTTTTCTTTCAAAGAATCACGAACAAACGAAAAGTCGTTGACCATGTTAGTTAAGTTAATAACGTCCATTGGATCACTATCAGAATCAAATACATCGACACTTCTAATCTTACTCTCAACTGATTCGATGATATCATCACCACACAGTTCCATATCCTCCGATAAGTCTAAATTATCAGTTAACTTGCTAGTAATCTTATTCATCTTGCTAGCTAACGATTCAGATTTATCAGTTAAGTTATTCAACGTTTCTTTGAACCGATTACTGACTCATATCGAAGAAGCACGAATGTGCCATCAGTGAAATCGATATCAATACCATCCGTATTTGGCCAAACTACGAAGTCAGACGAAATGATGTCATCAATATCTGAACCAGTTTCGATCACTGTTCCGCTAGTTTGTCGTTCTAATGAACTTTGACTTGCTAATGGAATAATAATACCACCAGCCGATGTTTCTTCGGATTTCTTGTCCGCTGGTTTAACCAACAGATATTCGTTTTTCGGTTGAAATTCGCTGCTGTTCATGTCAACTTTTTGATTATTCATTTATTCTCCTATAAGAATCTCTCAGGGTATTTATGTTTCAAATCTTCGAGAATTTCTTCCTGTTCCAATGTCATAATACTCAAAGTATTTGGATCGATGTGTTTCCACGTTTTAATTAGTTTCATGTACGTTTGAGCTATTTGTATTCTAACGTCGATATCAAATTCTGAACGACTCGATGCGGTTATTCTGGTTTTCATTTGGATACCCCAATGGATTACACAATAAATTAGTTGATTCTGCTGTATGAATCGATTTGGTGTGGGTGTGACCATATATCCAAAACGACGGATTGATGCGTTCGAGTTCACGCATTCCGTCAAAATAAAAGAATGTAGTGATTGGGTCAATCATGTAGTTCAGTGGAGTATTTGGAGACACAATTGGTCCGTAGTGGGTTACTACTACATCAACATGATCAATAGATTGGAGTTTAGTCAATTCATTGTCGAAATTGTCATCCTTCACGTTCATTATCATTACACAGTCGTTCATAGAATTATTAAATAATTCCACCACTTCGTGTCTCGGAACGTCCCTACCCCACAATTTTTCCAAATACGACTTGTCCCAAGTCATACCAGTACCACCGAATGTTACACCATCAATATTGATAACATTTCCGTGAAGATAATGTATTCCTTCATTCTTACAAAATTGTTTCATTTCACTCAATCGGTTAAATGAATTACTCTTGTATTTATGACGAATTGAATTAGACACCAAATATAAATCATGATTGCCGAATGTCAGAATAACATCTTTATACATTGTTTTCACATGTTTCAGAAACGCAGTATCTTGAACATAATAATGACCAAGATCTCCAGCGATTACTAAAACGTCAGAGTCGTTCTGACCTATTTGTAGGGAACTACAAAACCGTTTAATTAGATCATTTAACTTCAACGACCTATTTAACTCTTTGATCCAAAAATCTAAATGAAGATCTGATATATAGTCTACTTTCATTTCGACATATCATTGGCACAATACACACCATCAAAATATTCAAGAAGAATGTCCTTTCCTTTGGAATAAATTCCGTGTGTACTATACAATACAAGCTCATTTAATGGATATAATTCCCGAACTTTCTTCGCTATTTCGATGAATGTTCTTCCTCCATCAACGATATCATCAACAATGACCAAACGACAATCATCAACTTCGATCTCAGGTACTACTGTGTCAACAATATTACCAGTTTTGACGTCACGAAGTTTGTCACAATATATAATATCGGTTACGTTGTACTTCTTGGCTACTTGTAGAATCTTCTTTCTTGATCCCTTATCTGGAGAAATCAGAATGTCAGAAGATGTGATGTTTACATCAGATAACGATATCAATTCTTCCTGTGGAAAATTCACAACATATTTACCACAAGAGTCACTATGAATGTCGTATGTAGTAATGCTAGCAAAATTGAAAGCGTTCAAAACAGTGAATAACGTATGAAGGGTGAACGCTGTATCCTTCGTCATACTACGATCCATTCGACTGTGTGGCAAATATGGTACTACTAAATTAACAGAAACATTAACTGAATCTAACAATTCCTTAATACAAGTGATATGAAACAATTCTTCATCATTTTGGTATTCCCATATGATATCGGTAGTTCCAGTAATACTATCCACATCCAATACGATATGAGATTCTCCTGCTGGGAATTTTGTGATTGATAGTTCTATTTGTTTGCAAGTTGGTTTATCGATTACTTTTATCATTTATTATCCTATATGAATAGTTCTGGGTATTTATGTGTAAGTTGTTTGAGAAATTTGAAGTTACATAATGGAAAGTTGTACGGATCAACGTCTAATAATCCTGTACATTTGGCAAACATGAGATCCATAGTTATGACGTTGTTTGTGTCTAACGATGGGACCATTTCTAATGAACTACACCTCAGGAACATCAGATCCATATTATTCACCTTTCCAGTATCCAACATCGGCATATCTGTAAATGATTCACAGTCTCCGAACATACAACTCATGTTTCTCACATCGGATGTATCAATTAATGGAATAGTAGTTAATGATTTACAATCTTCAAACATAGATTCCATCGTAACCACATTGGACGTGTCCAACATCGGAATGGTTTCTAAATTACGACAATCAGAGAACATGTGATGCATAGTAATTGCGTTTGATGTATCTAACTGTGGAACAGATGTCACGTCGTCACATTTACTCATAATGTAACTGAAATCAACAATGTGTGAGTAGTCGTATTTCTGTAATTCTTCTGTGGATATACCATCAGCCAATAACGATTGGAGTTCTTGTTTGTCTATTTGTATCAATGTAGAGTACCTCTAATATGGAAGTACTCTACATCAATATCAATTAAAGGTCAACGATTCTTGAACGGATTTCACTAAATGTTGACGTATTCCGAAACGAACCATTATTAAAGATGGTCACTAATGCGTTTTCATCAGATTCAAATTGATCAACCGATACGCCGTCAGTAATGGATAGATCCTCATTTACAAAGATAAGACCTTTTGCTGATTTCTTCAATCCTGAGTCGGTTTTTGGGTTCTTGAATATATCACGACCAACACCATTTACTACACCATGAGTCGCTTTGATGGCAAAACCGAATGTATCACGAGTGATCATTTGATACGAATACGAACCAACTCCAAATACGATGTTAGCCGATGAGAATCCCATCTTACGAAGTTTGTGTAGGATATCATTTGCACGGTTTAGTGTAATAGAATCACCATAAATCAAACCAATTGCACTATCCAAAGTCTTGAATCCACGTTCATTGGTCACACCACCGAATGTTTGGTATAAACATTGAACCGCTCCCATAACAGATGGTTTAGGAGTGACAAGTTGAACCCAAAGATTATTGACGAATTGCATATAACGACCCTCAATTAGATACACATCATTCGTTTTGACTTCTGGTAACTTACTTACTGGGATGGCTGTACCACAAATAATGTCAATTGGATTTCCTGAGTCTGGACGGATCACCACTTTAGCTGGCATGCCATCAGCTGTCGGTTGACGTGAAAGAATGTCATTCTTTAACTTAGGAATGTATTCCGTTAATACTCTCCAAAAATCCCAAGTATCAGATACAATCGACACAATTCCTGTTTTGTATGTTTCTGTGATCAATCGTTTGAATGTATTGAATTCATCAACAGATGTTCCCATGCACATGACACTATGTTCAGTGGCAGGAACAGACGCACCAATTAAATCGTCACAAGTATAATACTTTTCGATCCAAGGAATAGTAACAAGACTATCAGTTCCACGGAATGATGTCAGATGAGCTGACCCAACTACTTCAACATCAGCCATACCACTCAAACCACGAGACGAAAAGTCATGACATTGAAAGTCGATTACTTCCAATGGAACACCAGTTTCTTCAGCGTGTTCGGTCATAATTCGACGATATGTTTTAGCGATGGTGGCTACCGTCATTGGTTTCCATGTCTCACACGATAACCAAGTTTCCAAGTAATTGACTAACCAAAAGAATTTAGGGTGAGTGTTATTGATTGTAAATACTGGCGTTTTAAACGGAACGCTCGTTCCCTCTGGAATACTTTTCACTTGAATTGGCAGATATCCCAACTCAGCTAATTCTTCCCAACGTTGATTATCGAACTTCAGGTCACCTTGGAATGCTGATGTACAACGCGTAAACTCATCGATGAATGGTGTTGGGTTCTTGAAGAACTCACTGAACGCATCATCGATCTGTTTAATTGTAGATTGTACACCGAACACTACTACTTTACCGTCAGAATATTCCTCAGGAATTACGGTATGTTTATCACTTCGTGGAGTCATATTAGAACATACGTATTCCGTTCCTTTTGGATATTGGTCGGCGTGACTTAACTTATACGCGTCTGTGTTTAATAATGGATTCATTCTATATCCTTTTATGCTAACGTTTTTGACATTTCAACAGAATCTAAACAACGTTGAATGTCATCTGTTTCTGTTTTATCGGTACGGAACTCAGAAAAACGCGGATGACTGATAGCATATACATCAGTACCCACACTTTTAGTAAGGTCGTTTCCCATTAATTCAAAAACTTGATTCAAGTATTCCTGACGGTTGTTGTTGATTTTTTTCAACATAGCGTCTGAGAATCCTGATACAAAACCGTGGACTTTTCCGTCGTCGGTTGAGTATTCAATAGATCCGAATGTTTTTTCTCGTTTAGTTCCTACTTTACCTTCTTTGAATCCGACGACTCGGACATCTACAGCGAATTCTACTTTGAGTTTCAATTGATCAGGAGATGTTCCGTCACGAAATAAACCGTCCATATTCTTCAATACTCCACCTTCGTAACCCATATTCATCCAATCAGATGTTGTGTTTAATGCGTCTTGAATTGAATTGGCTGAACAATGAGGTACAATGTTGACGTTGTCACTTTCGACGTGTTCAATAATAGAAATCAATGTATCAAAACGGTCTGAATAAGGTGTAGTATTCTTGACTTTATTCAATGCGTTGTTGTATTCTTCGATGGAAATATAGTCCCAAAAATCGACATTAATGTCATCATGAGGAGGGTTGTCCGAGTTGATCATGCCGTTTCCGATTGAACGATCCGATACTCCATCAACAGTTAATTCTCCAACATAAACACCATTTGGCAATTTGGATAAATATTCATTCAATACTGGGTAATCACTTGGTTCACCAGAACGTGAACGAGCTGATACTTCACCATCGATAATACAGAATTCACGATATGTACCGTCACATTTCATTTGAATGAATGCTGGGAACTTGATCTTCTTGCTTGTTTTTGTGTTGAAGATGCCACATCTCATGTAAACTGGTTTAGTAATTAAACCTTTCCATACCTTATTGATTTGAGTTCTTCCGAGATGACATTTAATTGTTCGGTCAATGATTCGTTCCAACACATATGTGTCACTTGACATAATTAAATCACTCACATATTGTTTTGCTTCGTTACCTGTTAATTTTCGTGAACATATCTGAGATTCTAACATATCCAAAGCATCATTCAGAGGAATATAATTAGACGACTCTTGAGGTACAAAGTCCGATAACGATTTAATAGTTACACCATAAGTATATCTCACTTTATCGTATGTCATTTTCAATACTCGTTGTAGTAGTTGGTCATCTTGGTGTTTCATCAGAACACTCAACTTATAATTGGTCGAGTTGTCTTTGTTCAATTCGTTAAAGATGTTAATCATAATACACTCCTTCTGATGTGGGAACTCTACACTAAAACGAACTAAAGGTCAACAAATACATAAAGAAAAACGACTTTATAGAAAAGTGACTGATCATAACTGAAAAATATTTAAGTAGATATAATAGAAGGAAAACGACTTTATTTTTATAGAAAGTGACTGTCAAAACTGAAAAATATTTAAGTAGATATAATAGAAGGAAAACGACTTTAATTTTATAGAAAGTGACTGTCATAACTGAAAAATATTTAAGTGGTTATAATAGAAGGAAACGACTTTAATTTTATAGAAAGTGACTGTCATAACTGAAAAATATTTAAGTGGTTATAATAGAAGGAAACGACTTTAATTTTATAGAAAGTGACTGTCATAACTGAAAAATATTTAAGT